TTCATCGTTCCAGGCTTCAAGCTAAATGTGTCGAGGATGCCATCGTCGTGCGACAGCAACACCGGGTCCACGACCATGTGGCCCTGCTTGAGCAGCGTCTTCTTCTGCTCGTTGAGAACCTTGATCGCGGGCAGCGCCAGCATCGCGGGCGACCGGCCATAGATTTCCCCCGGCCCCGTGACGTAACGCGACACCTGATATGGGAATGTATTGAACCCGCCTTCACTCAGGACCATACGGTCCTGTACCGAGATGTAATAGGACGCGAACTGTTTACCTTTGGCGTCAAGCCTACCCGCCTCAACCTCAATTCGTGGGCGGACACAGTGGATGATCTCATACTGTTTATCGGGGTCAGTCTTCAGTGTACTGACAACGCTGTCCGGTATCTTGTCCCAACGCCCGGTGTCAACACGCTGTTGCATCTGCCGCGCTGTCAAACAGTACTTCCGGTACGCCGTGTCGATCATCGCCTGATGGCTCATGTCGAAATAGAGTTCCCGAAGGTCAGTCGCCTGATATCTCAGACCCCCTTTGTCGTGATGGTCGGTGAACATGACGCCGGTGCCAAACGCACCCAGGCCAATGTAGACCTCGTGCTGTTGGCTGGAATAGTTTGCCTTCGGTGAGTAGCGGTGTCTGAACAGCCTGTTCGTCGCGTCCTCGAACCACAACTTAACATCATGGTCTTTCATCAGGCTAGGATCAGATGCTTTCAGCCTGTGCCACTTCTGATTACGCGGCGTCAGCATACTCTCCATCGCAGCAGCAAAACGCTCAAGCCCCAACGCTGCGGTACTGTCGAGCATCTTCTCAGTGCGCTTCTCGCCACGGGTGATCTCTGAGCTAGGCGACTGATACGGGACGCTGTAGCGGGGCAACACACGGTCGGCTATCTCAGTCCAATGGCTCTCCCATGTCCCGCGCTGGCTGACCAACGAGTCGTACCGTTTGATGATATCGCCAGCGATGTCTTGTTCGGCCATGTTTAGGCTCCGAGTAGTGTTCCGGTTGAGGTGTCGGTTGAGGTGATAGGAGATCGTGCAAGCGCCCTCTTCCTTCGCTGGGCTGCTGTCAGTGGTGCTCCAACCAACGCCGCAGTGGCTGATGGTGTGTCGGACTCTTTACTCGCGCCGGGTGTGTACTGTTGGCTTCTTTCCTCCGCTTCTGAAACAGAGTCTTGGTCGTCGCCGTCGTCTTTAGTCTCCCGTCTTGGGCCATCGTAGAAGCTGAAGCGGTCTTCAACCAGTTTTCCGCCAATCTCTCCCAACGCCATTGAGGCTCCAGGGACAGGCACGGCCAATCCTAGGATAGTGCCCAATGCAGTGCCAAGATTGGAAGCATTTCCTGTAACAGTTTCGCCAGCCGCGTTGGTCCTTGTTGCGCCAGATCCCCCTAGGAAATTAGGCTCACTAGACCTTTTAGGAACGCTCGCTTCTGGATCAATCTTTTCACCCGCAACGTCATAGTTGCTGCGGCCCATCCGATCAGGTTCTTTTCTCCATGCCGATGCAAGCTGGGAACCGGTGTTGCCTTTCCCTCTGAAGTTAGTCTTAAAGGACATATTCTCGCCCTGTAGTGTCTGCCCCCATTTCGGACCGTCTTCGTAACTCACGTTGCCCGCGTTCGCACCACTCATCTCACTCTCCCAACAGTTTCATAATCGCTGGGGAGGACTCGTCCGTTACTCCCTGGCCGCTGGTCGCAATAGTCTTTTCCCGCCCTGTTGCGTTTGCTCTCCGCAAACGCGTCCGTGTAGCAGCATCCCTGACTTCTTTGTCAGACCTTGATGGTGGCGCTGGCGCGGGCTTGGGATCGGGAATCTTTGGCGAAGAGAATAAACCGCCCATAGGCGTCTCCTGTAGGTCACAGTGTTGCAACATGGGCACACTACAACGGAAAGAACCCCCGGCACAAGGCCGAGGGTTGAGTATTGAGAACTGCGTGCTCACGCAATAGTCTCATCCAGGGAGGATCATGTGAATATATCATAATCTGTAGAAACTACAACTCTGTTCTTCCTGAACCTACGGGATGATGGTGCGTCGTTCCTCGACACGTTCTTGCTGAACGTCATCGCCAGGGCGTCCGCGTAGTCTGGTGAGGCGAACCCTTCCTTGCGCATCTTCTCCTTCGGCCATAGCGCGAGTTGCCCTTTAAGGTTGACGCTGTAGCGCATAGCGCAGAGATCGTCCACCAACTCCCCCTCGCTCGGAAGGCACCCGGTTGGAATCCAATCGCGCATCCGACCCCACAATTCCGTCCTGTGCAGATAGAACACCGTCTTATCCTGTGCAGCGCCACCAGCTTGCACCTCGATGATGCGGTATCCAGCATTGCTCAACAATTCGCACACCGGACCCCCAATGCCGTCTGCCTCAATAAAAACATGATCTGGCTTGTACTTCTCAATCGCCGTCGAACAATGCTCCGCCATCTGCTCTGTCGTGCATTTAGCAAACACCTGCGGCTGTATAGACCTCGCGTCCCGCCCCTGTCTGAACCGTATCACCGCCTTGTCTCTACCCATCCGCGCCGGGTCAACCCCCATCAATAGTGGTGCACCGTTGTCTGGTATCAGTTCACGCTCGACCGCATCCTCAACCTCACCCCTAGCAATGAAGTTGTCGTCGCCCTGCCGGGGAAACTGCCCGTACACCTCAACCCGCGCCTGATCGCTGTCCGGCCCATACTGCCGAATGATGCTATCATAAACACCGTGGTCATTCTCATTGACATCCCGCCCGTCTATCGTCGCATGGTTCCACTGATCGCGGTTCCCATGAAAACACTCAAAGAACTCCCCCGACGGGTTCCTTGGATTGCTGATCGCTATCCAAATACGATGGGTCGTCTTGTCCGTGAAATACCCCTGCGCCACCGGCCAGATGTCCCCAGGTATACCGCTGGCCTCATCAAACAACACCGCCATCCCCATCTGACTATGAGGACCGGCGAAGGCATTCGGGTTCTCCTCCGACCACAGCTTCGCCTGTATGTACCAATATGCATCATCGTACCCCGTCGTCTCCTTGAGAGCCGTCACCAACCACTCAGCGGGATAGAGGCTCATTACGTTATGCTCAAACCACCGCTTGTTGATCGACATCGTTGCCCACTTCCTAATCTCTGGAAATGTCGTGGACTTGAGTTGCTGCTCGGTGTTGGCCGAGACGATCACCGTGCTCGATGGTAGACAACTGAAAAGCCATAAGGCGATCCACGCCAGAAACGCTGACTTGCCTATCCCCCGGCCGCTGGCCCTGGCGAGTTTCAATAACTCCGGTATCTGGTCTAGTTCCAACTTTCGATTGTTGGCAAGTAGGTGTTCACGCATCTGGTTGAGGGCATCAAGCTGCCACTGACGCGGCCCAACGTGATTCGCCAGGGGGGTGTTCGGTTGACCCCACGGAAAAGCGTAAAGGACAAAGGACAAGGGGTCATCCCTGAAAGCAAGGAGCTTCGCTATAAGCTGTTGCTCGTCTGGGTGAGGTACTTGCTTTGCCATTAACGCTCCTTGGGTAAAAATAAAATAAAAAATAAAATTTTGAAATTATGCGGACTGACAGCGAGAGGACCTTGTGTGCGGTCCCGCGCGGAACTTCGGGGGTACCCCCCCCCCCCCCCCCCCCCCTTTGGAAATTGGCCCGATCTTCTGCGTCATTGTCGCATAATCATTTTCCGTTGGTTGTATTTTGTCGGGTTTTTGTCTATCTTCATACCTGTTACTTTCAAGAAATTGCCGCGTTCATCCTGGTCGATGGCGCGGCTTTTCTTTTGCCCGCGCAGCGGTATTTGGTTTTGGCGTTCGGCTTACCAGAATATGTAAAGTAGCGCTAAGTCTATTAGTCCTTTGTTTCCAATGGCTTGGCCTCAACTGGCATGGCTTCGATAGTTTGCATATCGTTCTGACGGTTAAGCTTTGCCAAATGTGCTGCGGCTATTTCCATTTCAGCCCCTAAATTTAGAGCCACAACGGACACAGCAAGGGTGGCTTGCACAGGTACCAGCTTGGATACCAGACCGTAGAATATCGCCGGGTTTTCCTCTGCCAATCTTATCAGACCGGAATTCCCATCGCCGTTGACGACGTTGAAAGCCTGTTCGATCCTGTCACGGACAGACGCCGTCAGGCGGTTAGGCTTTCCTTTTCGTGATCCGGCCATACTGTCTCACACTTTGTCAGCTAACCAATTGTCGCGGCATCATAACCAAAATAATTGCATCAAATCAATTTAATGTTTGACAATAGGACGAACGGCCCTATTCTCCTTCTCAACGAGCAGCCAGACAGACAGTCTAACCGCTCAAACAAGGAGAAACGATCATGACGAACGCA